AAGCCTAAACGAGACATTCAAGGCGGCAAAAAGTTTGTCGTTAAAGCGTGTGCCAATGGCAAAGAAAAGACTGTCCGGTTTGGCGACGCCAATATGACTATCAAAAAGTCAGACCCTAAACGTCGCAAGTCGTTTAGGGCAAGACATGGGTGTGATACAAAGAAGCTAGACAAATTATCTGCTCGTTATTGGTCCTGCAGCAAATGGTAAGGAAGGCAAGTTATGGCAATGTCCCGGTCTCAAATGAGCCAACAAATTTCCAATCCCCCCTCGGAGAAAACTAATGTCCAAAGACGCCTGTCACAAAAAGGTCGAAGCTCGGTACAAGGTCTTCCCAAGCGCCTACGCCTCGGGAGCAATAGCAACATGCCGAAAGGTGGGCGCGTCAAACTGGGGCGAATCTTCTAAGGATCGTAAACGGCCTGTCAAAAAGAAGTTAAACGAGGGTGGTTTTATAGCTCTTGGCTGTGGCGATGTTGTAGAGAATAGACGCAAAGAAACGAAGACCTACTGATGGATGTTCGCAAATCAAAAAAAGGTTCGGACTTAAAGCGTTGGTTCAAAGAAGACTGGGTAGATGTCAAGACGGGCAAGCCTTGTGGACGGAAGAAGGGCGAGAGTCGCGGCACTCCATACTGCCGTCCAAGTAAGAGGGTGAGTTCGGAAACTCCTAAGACGTCAAAAGAAATGACAGCGACGGAAAAACGTAGTAAGATACGCGAGAAGAATAAGCTTGGACAACCCGCGGGCAAGCCCCGTAGAGTGTCCGCAGCGAAACGTAAAACGAAAACCTACTGAAGGAGTGTTAAAATGGCGTTAAGGGAAGTTCCCATAGGTGATGAAAGATCACGAGCTATGATGGATAATTTAACTCAAGCAGATGTAGACGCAATGTCTGAGGCAGAGCGAAGCCTATTTGCAGATACAGGTTTTAGGACTGGGGACCGCACATCCGCCCAATTAAGGGCTTTAGAAGAGAAATATAAAGACAGAGGAAGATCGGGGGATAAAGTTTTAGACGAACTTTACAAAGAACTGATGTTTGATACAGTATCTGTTAGGCAAAGAGATGCAAACCTTATCAAGCAATACGGTAAGGACGCAATGAAAGCTCGATCTTTTGAAAGTCCTACGGCCCCAAAAAGATCAACTGCGCAACGCTACATAAACGGCGGCACGGTTGAAACATCGGGTAAAAAAACTTCCCGATCCAAACCCACAAAACGTTTCATGAACGGCGGCGCGGTTATGTCTGGCCGCGGTGTACGCGACACAAAGATGAGTTGATAGAATGACAACATCAAACTCAAGGGATTTTAATCTTGATGTAGCTGAAGTTATTGAAGAAGCATACGAGCGGTGCGGGCTAGAGATGCGCACCGGGTACGATGCTAAGACGGCACGTCGATCATTGAATCTTATGTTTGCTGAGTGGGCTAACCGCGGGTTAAACCTGTGGACTGTGAAGCAGGGCACGATCACCTTAACTCAAGGTCAGGCGCAAGAAACATTACTTGATGATGTTGTTGATTTGTTGGACGTAGTTCTTCGCCGCAACAATACTGACTTTACGGTGGAGAGAATTAGTCGTGGGGACTATTCAACCTTTCCAAACAAAACTACCCAGGGAAGGCCTAGTCAGTACTGGTTTGATCGGCAAGTTGCTCCGATTATAAACCTGTGGTCCGTCCCAGAGAACTCCACCGACCAGTTAGTTTATTACTATGTTCGGCGGATTCAAGATGCGGACACTCTAGTGAACACGACGGACATGCCGTTCCGGTTTTTCCCTTGTATGGTAGCGGGGTTGGCGTACTACATTTCTATGAAGCGAGCTCCCGAGCGTCTCTCGATGTTAAAATCAGTGTACGAAGAAGAGTTCCAACGGGCTGCGGACGAGGATTCAGGTCGAACTTCTTTGAAACTTCAACCTAGTTCAAGTTATTTGAGGGTGTAATGTCATACGCTGCGGGAAATAAAGCTTGGGGAATATCAGATCGATCAGGGCGTAGATACCGTCTGCGTGAGATGAGGGTCGAGTGGACGGGTGCCAAGGTGGGCCCCGACGAGTTTGACCCAAAACAGCCCCAGTTGAAAGCACCTAAAGTAGGGCCTGACCCGCAGGCTCTGAGAAATCCTCGACCCGAGACTAATCTATCGGAGCAGAGAAACATACAGTACGGATGGAACCCTGTTGGGGGGCCAGCAACTAATGGAATTAATCCCCCTGATGCTCTAGAGGCGAACGGGTCGGTAGGATCGGTTACGGTGACAACATGAGTTTTACATACACGCAGTTAAAAACGGCCATACAAGATTACACTGAGAACAACGAAACTTCTTTTGTACGAAACCTGCCTTTGTTCATTCGTCTTACTGAGGAACGCATTCTTAAAAACGTTCAGCTACACTTGTTTCGCAAGAACGTGGCGGGGTCTATGTCCCAGAACGATAAATTCTTAGCGGTCCCCAGTGATTTTTTAGCTCCGTTTGCTTTGTCTTTTACAAACGGTGCTAGCGGCACTACCTTTGTGGATTATAAAGATCCTGAGTTTATTCAGTTGTACACTCCAAATTCAACTACAACCGGAGCTCCTAAATATTATGGTATGTACGACTTAACCAACTTTATCTTGGCTCCAACACCGGACGTTGGCTACGATGCAGAGCTTCATTATTTCTACAGACCTAAGAGTTTAACTAAAAGCAGCTACACGTTGACGCTCACAAACGTAACGGGAACTTTCACTTCAAGTGACACCATTACGGGCGGCACAAGCGGGGAAAGCAGTGGCGTAAACTCTGTTCCTTCAAATACATCGTTAGTAGTTATAATTCCTAGCAGCAACTATGCCGTTGGTGAAACTATTACGGCTAGTCCAAGCGGGGCTACTGGGGTAGTTTCTGCGGTGGGGGCCGATACAGAAGTGTCATGGCTGAGTGAGAACGCAGAACTAGCGATGATGTACGGATCTATAGGCGAGGCGTACACTTATATGAAAGGTGACCCCCAGTTGATGCAGTCGTACACGCAACGGTTCAACGAGGCGTTAATTAGGTTGAAGAACCTGGGCGAAGCTCAAGAGGTTACGGACGAGTACCGCACGGGTCAGATCATCCGAAACAAAACGTAAGGAATTTATCGTATGAACAACATGTCTTTCCCAGTTTCAATGCCTAACGATTTTAAAGTTGAAGTTGTCACCACCAACAACCGGGGGTTTACCCCAGAAGAAGTTGCGCACCAGTGTGTAAACAAAATTGTGTCTGTTTCAGAAAACGCGCATCCTACTCTACGCGCTCAGACAATCGAGTACCGTAATGAGGTCGAAAAACTTGTCGCAGTCTATATGCGTCAAGCTATACAAAGTGACCGAACTACGGTATATAATGCAATAAAAGATGCTGGTCAGCCTACGTTGGCCGAATATATAAGGAAAATGTAGATGGCATTTAATGGTAACTTTCTATGCACCTCGTTCAAAGTAGAACTATTAAAGGGTGTGCATAATTTCACTGGGGCAAGCAACATCTTCAAGTTAGCTCTGTATACTAACAGCGCAACTTTCACCGCTGCCACCACTGCGTACACTTCTGGCAACGAGGTTAGTGGTACAAACTACACCGCTAAAGGCAATGCCGTAACGACAGTTACCCCCTCTGCTTCAGGTACAACGGCCCTTCTTGATATGAACAATGTTGTGTTTAGCAACGTAACCATTTCATCCGTTCGTGGAGCTTTGATCTTTAACGAGGTAGCTACAGGGGACCCAACTGTTTGTGTGTTAGACTTTGGCTCAGACAAAGCGGCAAGTTCTGGAGACTTTACGATTGTCATGCCTGCGCCGGATGCCTCTAATGCGATTATTCGGATAGCCTAATGGCTCAAACCTATGCAGTTACGGTTGTTAATGTTAATGGCGTTAACAAATACCGTCTTGACGGGGATTTAACTCCCGCTCTTAACCTGCTGCGAGGTTTTGTCTACATATTCGATCAGAGCGATAGCTCAAACAACGGCCATCCTTTAAGGTTCAAGGATGCTAATGGAGATTCGTACTCTACGGGTGTTGTTGTTAACGGCACTCCGGGCCAATCGGGCGCAACAGTAACCTTAACTATTTCCACTGACTCAAAGGGCTGGTCAAGACAGGGCTGGAACACGGGCGGTTGGAATTTAGATGCTAATGAGGTTGCTCGTTACTACTGTACTAGCCACGGAAACGCTATGGGTAACACCGTTACGTTAGCCGACTTTACTGCCTCTATGTCCACCGTATTATATAAAGGTTGGTCAAGACAAGGCTGGAACACG